TCAGATACTTTACCTGTGTAAAAGTAAAAATTTGACCTACCTGAAAATATCTCATTGAATATAGAATCAGCTATAGTCTTGTGTATGACATCTTTAAGTAAAAAAGACATATTATAAAATTGTTATGACCCATGTTACTGTTAATGAATCAGAACCTCCCTTAGTTAGATCTGAAAAAGTAGTTCTACATAACATATTACCAAAGTTTGCAACATTTTGATTAAATACTCCAGCTTCTTTTATGGTTCCAGTTGCAAGTCCTGGTCCAAATACTGAAATATAACTAATTGCACTTGTAGTTCTAGTTGTAGAAGAAAATCCTTGTCTTCCCATCTCTTTTTTCAATTCATCATCACCAACCACTACAGCAGTACTATCTCCCCCTAAGGCCATACAATTCATTACAGCTGAAATATTGCCATTGGCTTCGAGATTGGCGCTGAATGTTCCACTTGGACCAACAATTCTAGCAACACGTGAGGCTATATGTTCTTTGCCGGAAGCTACTACTAAATTAGGAACTTCTCTATTATCGACAATATTGCCTGAACTGTCTTTTAGTTCGAGTTTTAATTTACCCGCTACATTAAAGCTATCGTTCATTTTAATCCTTAATTTTTTTAATTAATTAAATTTAAGTAATTTCTATAAGTGTACCAGATATATAACTATTAGCAGATTTTGGATCTGCACTTTCTAAGTATCTACTTGTACCACTATCTACTGCAAAGTAATTCTGTACATTTGGTGCAGATATTGTTCCAGAGGAACCAACAGTAGGACTATCAGAAAATTCTTTAGCAACTGTAAATCCAAACGGATTATCAATAATACTAAAGCTATCTTCAAGTTCTAAGAATAGTTTACCTCTATTAAATACTGAAACATTAGCACTTACATCTATTGTACCTTCTAATAACCTATTGTTAAACAGTCTTTGTCCAGCTGGATGAATTAACTGTAAAACTACATCTTTAAAGTTATTTATATCAAGACCAGAGACTGTCTGGTAAGCAAACGGCTGATAAAGCAAATCATCTGGTAATCTAAAGTCTGGTTCTGATAAAAATCCTTTGTTTGTTGTAAATTCACCAGGATATCTTGCTAAAGTTCCTAATGTAAATTTTATTATAGCTTCATTATTTGGTGCAGATATTGTTCCAGAAGAAGAAAAACTGGTGTTTGAACCAAAAGTAGCAACAACCTGACTGTTTGCTGTGTGTTTAATAACACCGTCTTCTTTAAACCCTAAAGTATTATCAGTAATTTGTCTATCTGAAGAAGGTAATGCTGTAGATCCAGTTGGGTCAATATTAACTAAAAAACTTGTACTTGAAGTATTTGTTGTATAACCATATCCAAAGTCAATTATTTCCACTTCTGAAATACTACCAGTGGATGTAACATTTTGAACTTTAATAATTGTATCAACACCACCGTTAATGTCAATAGTATATATATCACCGTTTTTAAAATTAGATCCACCAGAGTCAACTGAAACAGTTGTTGTAGTTTGTTCAATTACACCTTCAAATATTACATCACCACCTTGAAGTGCATCCTCTACTGTAACTGTTGAACCTGCTGTAAACAAAGGTGGTAAAAAGTTTTTATCTAAAAATAGTTCTGTTAAACTACTTGTTAGATTATTTACTTGAAGAATTGGAATAGAAAATTGTACTCCATCTACAACTATTAATAATAATCTATTTGTTAATCCACTTCTATCCCCAGAAGTTGTACCAACTATAATTGCATTTCTTTGCTGCCATGTTCCATCAGAAGGTATTAAAGCAAATTCATAAGGAAATACTACATCAACTTCTTCATTAAACAAAAGTCTAAAAAGAAGTTTATAGGAAAGAGTACTTCCTTTTGATTCATATAAATCTGTTATTTTTTTTATTAATAATTTTTTATTAGCTAATACACTTTCTGGTATATCTCTTGCATAGTTTTTTAAAAAATATTTTACAAACGCATCTGAAGTTCTATCTATGTCAGCATATGATTGTAAATTTTGTATTATTTCTTGAGGATGTTGATCTTGTTCTAAAAACTTATAGTAAGATTCTACAAATGCAATAAATTTAATAAAGTCTTTTTGAACAAACTCTGGAAATTGTCGTTCAACTATAGACGATATTTTTTCTTTTATTCTTGTGGTTGTCATTTACTGTACAATCGCAGTCATGTTTACAGTTAAACCAGCATCTCTACCTGCAGCTACATTTAAAATAGTTTTATCTCTTACTAAAATTTGATTTCTTAGTGCTCTGATATTTTGACCAGATTCTTGTACTGCTGACGTCATTCTAAAATCAGTAATATTATTAGGTAAAGCAGTAGGTGTAAATCCTCCTATACTGACGTCGCCTGTAGCATAGTTTACATTTCCTAAATTTTGTTCAAGCAATACACCTGATGAAGAGTTTACTATTGCAATAGTACCTGTACCACTATCATCTGCAGGGTTAGTGTCTGGAACATCAGTCATATTAACTAATGTAGTTGTATTTTGAACTAATTGAAAAAATCTACTCGATTTTATTGTTCCTGGCTGTACTGGATTTTCAAATTTAATTTTATCATCCCCAGCAAATGTGTTTAATGTATTCAATGTAATTGTGTTTCTTTTTTGAAGTGAAATTAACATAATAACACTAACAATTGAATCATTATTATCAAGTATATTTTTAATAAGTTTTGATTTATTAAAATCTTGATTAAATTTTTGAAGATCTGAAGAAAAATAATTATTGATAACTGTTGTAACTGCATCCTTAATAGTATCAGCACTAAGTGTAGTGGTTGAGCTATCAAATTTGACATTTACGGTTAAATTTACAAAGAAAAATTCTGGATCAATAAACTCTGGTTGTATTGCCATTACTTTTTTTTCTCTTAGTATATCTTCAATAATAGCATTTTTTGTATCTGTTGATATAGTAAACCCATCAAATGGTTTTAGAGATATTATTACTTTACCAAACTTTGGAGGACTGTTATCTTCACCACCAAATACAACAACTGATTCAGCATCTGTGAAGTTTGCTTCAATCAATGCTTTATAATCAGCAGCAGTTACAGCTCTATTTCTAGCTGCATTTACTCTTGGAGCTTTAAATTTTATATCTGTCAACTGATCAGCAGCACTTGCAGAACTTGGATTTTGAACAGTGGTAATATCAATATCTGTTGATCCACCTATTGATGGTGTAGTAAATCCAACAGTAGCATTATTAGATGTATTTGCAGGAATACCGGTTGATTTCAAATATTCAACGTTAATAATATTACCATTTTCTAATAATTTACCTATGTTTCCATCACCAAAAAATATTTCATATCTTTCTATAGGATTCATTTCTAAGAAAAATACTCTTGAAGTTGACGTAACATTTGTTGTATCTACAGTAAGATTAAAAGCAACTGCTGATGTATTACTTGCAGCTGATTGTATTGTTACTTTTAATGTAGAAGTATCAATATTTGGATCAGGTATTTCAAATTTTTCATCTGGGCCAGGAGTAGCAGAAGCAAATTGTAAATTAACCACTTCACCTTCTACAACATCAAGATTATTAACTGTATAAACACCTGCTACCGGTGTTATAGTCGTTGCTTGTAAATTAAAGAAAGAAAATGTGTTATCATTTACCGTTGCAGTAAAAGGTGTTTTAGCGTCAATTGTAAGTGTATCCGGATTTCCTTCAGGACTGTTAACAGTAACATTTATTTTAGCTCTTGCTGATCGAGCTGAAGCAGGTGTAAATCCTATTTGTTTAGCTGCTGAAATAGCTGAAGATCTCTTAACAGCTGAATCTAAAAACATTTCATTAGCAACCATATTAGCAATATATGCATTGTAATGAGTATTGTAAGCTAATACATCTAGTAATATAGATAGAGCTGATCCCTCAAAATCATAATCTGTGAATTCATCTTGGTTTTTTAAAAATGCTTTTAAATTTGTTTTTATTGTATCAAAATCTAATTCTGATAAATCTGCTGATTTTAGTTGAGTCATTATCTTGCTCTTGTAAGTGTTGTTATAACTTCGAATGAATTCAGTACATTATTTATTGCAAACTGAATAATAACAATTAATTCATTTTGATCACGATTACCTTTAACGTCAACATTAGTTAGTTTAGCACGAGGTTCAAAAAATCTAATGGTATCCTCAATTGTTTGTGTCATTAAATTTTCTATTTGGGGCTCAAAATTTTCAAAAAGTAGTGCATTTATTTGACATCCTATTTCAGGATGAAATAATCTTTCATAATTAACAGTTAATATTAAACTTTTAACTGCTTGCTTAATAGCATCTTCATTGTTTATTTTTACTAAATCCTTAGTTTTAGGATGAGTTACAAATAAAAAATTAAAGTCAGAATATTTTCTTATGTTTCTATTGATAGTAGCCATAGCCTTATTTATGCCTAACCAGCCAATGTATCTGAAGAACCTGTAGCTATATGACCACAACTAGCAGCATCACCTTCTCTTACAACACCTTTTCCTTCTGCTGTAACTGTTTCTGAACATCCAACCATTTTAGCATCAGCGTGTACACCAACTCCATGAGATGCAACTGAATCATCCTTTAAAGATACTTTAGACCCATTTACAAAAACTGTACTTGCACCAGGACCTGTTATTAACCCTCCTGCTGTATCTACTCCTACTCTTGATATACCTGGCATTATGCTAACCTCTTCAAACCAGAGCTATGTTTTCTTTGGTTATTATATGTAAAAAGCAATTTTCTGTTAGTATCAGCTTTAAACGATATATGAATCCAAGGATTACCAGACATATTTTTAGTTTTATCGTGATACTCTAAAAGCAATTTGTCATAATTTAAATTTTCTGCTAATTTTTTAGCTATATCAAAATACATTACTTTATTTGTTCCAGGAAATTGTATATCTACAGCTTGTCCTTTTAAGTGATCAGAAGTATTAGAACTATTAGCCTTTGGATATCTTAACCCTGATGTAACTATCATGCTCGGAAAGAGTTTTTTAACTGGATCACATACATTTAAAGCTATTGCAGATAAATTAAATAATATTTCTCCAAATGACAAACTCATCTGAGCCCTTACTGGATTAAAAGAACATGCAGCTTTAGAACTTAATTGGGATAATACAAATTTATTTGATATTGCTTTATTGTCAGCAAAAGACGTTTTAAGTAACAAAGATTTATCTGGCAAAACAATATCGGAGACAGCTGATGAAGGTGAAGCAGACTCTCTGACTATTGGGTCTCTTGTATTAGGAGGTGTTAGTCCTTTACTTTTTAACTCCTTTAATGCTTGTTCAGCATCTTCATCTAAATCAGAATCTTCACCTTGACTGTTCATAAATGCAGAATCAGTAAAATTAGTAATATCAGGATCATGTATGTGTTCTGTGAAAATAGGTGTTCTTGTTCCAATCATACCTATGTTAGCATTGTTTGCATATGTAGCTGATGTTGCTGGTAATGATAATCCTTCATTAAGTTGAATTGTAGAGCCATCAGCAAGTATTTGGCTAGTAGCTTTTAAATTTAAAACTTGAGCTGTTTCAATAAAGGCTGATTTCATTGATTTTAAATTCAAAGTATCTAAAGTTTCTGTAAACATTGTGCTATTACATTTATTATGAATGCTAACATTTGCTGAAACAAAAATATTACCTTCAGTTTTCATGTTAGTAAAATTTGTAGATTGTATATTAATATTAGCAGAACGTAAGTTTATTTCTTCGGTTGCAGATAGATCAAGTTTACCAGCTGCTTCTACTGTTACATCATTTAAACATTTTAAATTTGTATCCCCTTGAACTTCAATAATTGCATTAGCAGCAACAAATACTTTCATGTTGCCACCTATAGAAATGTTATCATCCCCAACTATAGAGAGTTTATTATTTCTATCTATAAATTCATATGAACTTCCCAATGTTCTTTTGACAACAGAACCTGATTGATCCAATTCAATAAATGTACCAGACTTATGATATACATGCAATCTTTCAGAACCTGGTGTATCATCCATTTCTATTACATGACCGGATTCAGTATGTATTGTTTTATTATATGGATATTGAGCATTATAAGGTATTTCTGGTTGTTCAAAATATTCACCTTCGGGAAGTTGACAACCAAAAACTCTATCTATTTCTTTTTGTTGTACAATAGTTCCGTTAATATCTCCTGTAGCTAATTTATCTGTGTCAGATCTATTTTTGTATTCTTCNGTAGGATATATNGCATTNTTATCTATAAANCCTTGACTNTTNCTGCTTTATTTTTAACTACATTATCTTCATTATNAANATTGAATTGTTTTGATTCACTTATTGCTTCGGCAGAAATTTTTTCATCAAACTTCTTATTGACTTCTTGGAGAGCTTCACTTGCTGCTTTTTCTTTAGCTCTTAAGATTGATAATGGATCACCTAAAGTTGGTAATGTTGGAACTTTACCTAAAATATCACCAACATTTGGAACAGTTGGTAATTGTGGTATTTTACTTGCTAATGTTTCACCAGAAAACAATTGTACTGTTCCATCTATTGCAGCATCAATTCCTGCTGCAGCTGTTGAAGACAAAGCATTCTTAATATCACCTATGGGTAATGTGTTTTTTAAAATAGGTGGTAATTGATTTGTAAAATTATCTACAACATCATTAGTAAATTTTGCTGTTAAAGCATTTGATAATCCCGGACTAATTCCACCTGCCAATGTATCTTTTAAATCATTGACAGACAAATTACCATTAACAACATCTACAGGATTGTTTCGTCCCAAGAGATTAGTACCAATTGAATTTAATGCTGAATTGGTTTCTAAATCTACATTGTTAACAAAACCAGGAGTTAAAGATGAAGCAGTAGAATCTATAACTGAATTTAATGTAGTTCTTGCAACAGGTGGCAAATTGGTAAATTCAGGTGTACCTTGTGCTTTAGCTATGAGTAAATCTTTAAATTGATTAATTTTATAATTAGCTGACATATATTTTTATCTATCTAAATCAAATGCACCAGGTAAGTCTGGTATTTGTGATTGTAATTCTGTTCCATCTATTTTTGGTATTTTATTTTGTAAATCATCAACACTTGGTATGGCTGGAATTTTTAAACTTGATAATACATCAGTATTTAATTTTGGTAAAAGTCCTTTGACAGATGCTTTTTGTAAATTAAGACTTGATTTTATATCGTTAATAAATGCTGGAGACTGTGTTTTAAATAACGAATCAGCTGCATTAATTCTATATTCAGTTACTACATCTAATATGTCTTCATTATTTAATACAGTTTTACCATCCAATGGTTTAGTAAATAATGAAGTAGATGAAGCCCCTGATTGTAATGCAGTTGAAAATGCAAGATTTTTTACAGGACCAGAAAAGTTATTAATATCAAGACCATTTTTTCTTTTAAGTGATGAAGTAAATCCATTAAAGAATGATTTTTCAAAATATTGTTTTTGTTCTCTTTCAAACAAAAAAGCATCTGACGAAGCAATTTCTAACCATTTAGTGTCAAACTCCTCAGTACCAGGAATCAATCCTGCAAACTGAACGCTAAATGCTGATTGTTTTAAAAAACTAGATAATGGTGAATTTTTAGCTGATTGTCTCGATACACCACCAGGAGTCTTTGCAGGTAAAAATGATGCTAATGCAAACAGACCATATTGAGCACCTTTTGGATCTTCAGTAGTTTTATAATCACTAATATAATCTACACTAAACGGTATGAGTCCTGAACTTATAGCGGCAGTTTCTGGTTCAGAAGCACCTTGTACCGGTGTGTTTCCGCTTATTACTTTATTGTTTAATGCATCCTTAACAATGTTGTTATTTTCATCTTTAGTTTCCCCTGTTTCAGAATTTGATACTTGACTAGAAGGAATGTTTGGAACAACTTCTTTAAATACTATCGGTGCTGCCTTTGTACTAATTGTTCCAAAAAACGTTGGTTGTTGCATATCATTGCCGTCTAAGTAAAAACCAACAACCCATGTACCTTCTATTGGTCCAAGTGGCGTCGATCCAACACCCGAAGTAGCAGCTGATGTAATTGGTTGTATTGGAACAGCCCAAGGAAGATCTTCAGTAGGTTGTTCGGACTTATCATCAGTATGATAACCATATATCCTTACCCTACAGCGACCTAGCTTCAAAGGGTCTATTCTATCTTCAACCACCCCGATAAACCAAATAAATCCATCTTTATTAAATATTTTTTTCATTCATCTCTCTTTAAGGCATCTTTTACTATTTCCATAATCATTGTGTGTTTATTTAATGTTACCTTATGATGTATAGCAGTTATTAAGTAAGTACCAGAATAAAATGCATCTCCTTTATCAGATTTGTCTTCTTGTGCTTTTGGTGAAACATCTGGGAAATTAAAATCTAACATTCTACCCACTTCTATGTCTGTTCTACCTGGAACAGTCATATGTATTTTAAAATTTTGAAGTTCTAACATGTTAGATCTTCTATTACCATGTATTTCATTCATTCTTTCGTTTATGTTGTTATCTACATTATTAAAAAGATTAGGCTGTACAGGGTAAAAACTTATATCAGTACTTGGGTTTCTAATTGAATCTTTTGCAAATAATGGAGATGAATCACTACCTTGTGAATGTTCGAATGTTTCAAACTCTGTAACAGCATCATAATCAAATGAAGAATATATTTTGTTTATGACATCTAGTGTAATTAGTTTATTAGATAAATAACCACTATTTAAATTTTCTAAATGATCAGCAGTTTTCAATACTTTAAAATCTTCTACTTGAAACATTTTATTTTCAGGTCCTTCATTACCTTTAACTTGATTTTGTTTATAAAAATATTCACCAATTGTTAGTGATTGACCTTTATTGTTAATATCAAATAAGTTTTCAATACTAGTAAATACAAAAGTTTTGTTAGTTTCAAAAAAGAAAAAATTACATGCTTTACCATCTTTTGGTATTGATTTAGAAGCACACCATGTTATACATTTAAATGGTGTCCATCCAGGACTAACAAACTTTACAACATTCTCTGTTTCAGTAACAACATTTAATTCGGATTTAATACCTTCATTGTCTATTTGTTTATCATTAACTATATATGTACGGTCTGCTTCAATATATTCAAACAACGTTTTTACTACTTCACTAATTTTACCTGAAAAAGTCTTGTATATTGGTTTGACTTGATTAATAATAAATTCTTTTGATACAAATTGTAATACATAAGTTTGTGTATTTAAATCTCTAACTATTTTTCTATCAGTTATTGCATAAATTCTAAAAGTTTTACTTATAAAAGATTCTGAAGTCGGTGTCTTAAATTTTACAATTAAATATTCTTCACCTGTAATATCCAACTCTTTAATAAGATTGCGGCTATCTACTAAAACTAAATTACCATACATTGTTGGTGAATATAAATCTTCTGTTATATTCAATTCAGCTAGATAATCTTTTATCTGCAAAAATTCCATGTTTTTTGAAACAAGAGTTAATTCCTGTATATCAACAGCACCTGCTGTTTGTAACGGTGTTTCAGTTTCAGTTGTCATATTTTAATCAAAGAATCAAATTCTTGTATAACCAGCGGTACGGCTTCAGGACTTAATATTTTAATCAATCTTCTATCTTCATTTAATCTTTCTTCATGCTCTTCATTAGTAATAGGAATACCGGATAGCACAGTTGCTGATAAGATCTTACCAGAAGGAATGTTTCCTGAGGAGTCTATCAATGTATTACTGGTACGTGTGTTGTATAAAAAATCATTTAACTGAAAACCACCTGCAGTAACTGTAATATTTGCT